TCGGCGGCGTACCAGCCAAATACCCACGGGTGGTTGTAGCCCCAGTCGAAGCCGCCGAACTGCGTCCAGTGGGCCGGAATCTTGTGACGCGGCACCAAGTGCGAGTCGGCCGCGAACTCGGGCAGCGCCAGCCCGACGCCGGCCGCTAAGAGCTCCGCGAACACTTCCTGCCTCAGCTTGGGCGAGCCGGGCGGGTACTCAGCCACCAACTCGTCAATCGCCTTCTTGCTCAGCGTGGGGTTGTCGTATGCGGTGCCGTAGAACTCGACCCACTCCTTGCCGCGCTTCCCGGCCCGGATCTCCTCGCAAATGACGTTGAAGTAGCTCGGGATCTGCGGCGCGCCCTGGTCGTCATACCCGCCGTCGCTGCCGGCGTTGGTCGTGGACATGAGGATCAGCCACGCGTCGTTGTCCAAGCAGGCCGGGAGGATGATATCGAGCAGCGCGCCCCGGAGGTCGAGCCACGCGGCTTCGTCCACAATGACCCCACGCAACCGCTTGCCGACGCCGCGCACCGAGTCGATGGCTTCCCGGTCGCCCGAGCGCAACAGCAGGGCGCCGAGCCCCGGGATCGTAACGTCGTGACTCGATGCGTTGAGGTTGACCCACGGCAAGTGCTGCATGCGAGGCACCACTTCCTCGCGCCAGAGAACGGTCGAGAGGTTGACATAGTTCTGCGCGATCCAGACGACATCGCCGCCCTGCAACACGCCGGGGAACATGGGCTGGTTCTTCTCCCAGCCGGGCCCGTGCCCCGACAACGCGGAGATGAACGCATACCGCGTCTTGGTGCCACGCCGACCGACCCTGAGCACCTTGCGCGCTGCGGTCGATGACAGCCACTCGGGCTGTTTGCCCACGGGCTCGGGCAGGATCAGCTCGTTCACGATGCGGTCACGCGCCGGCCTTCGTGGGTGAAGCGCACCGTCACCTCCATCGGGCCACCGTCCCTGCCAGTCAACTCATGGCGTTCGGCGAACATGCGACGGTGTTTGCCGATCAGCTCTAGCGCCTTGTTGGCGACCATTCCCTGATACGTCCACTCGCCAGTTTCGACCATTTCTTTCTTCTCGCGGTCGAACACCATCACGGGGACGGCGACCATCGCGCGCTCCACGTTCTCTTTTAGGTGGTCAAGTACCCACTGCTCATTGAGTTCGGATGCTTCGGCTCGGGTCTTCTGCGCGGCTTCGATGGCCTCGGCAATGTCAAGTTTTGACAAGTTCTGCTGGCCGATCTGCCGGGCGGTCCTCTTGCTGTAGCCTGCGCGAATCGCCGCCTGCGTGGCGTTGAGGTCGATCAGGTACTCGTCAACGAACCGCTGTTGTTTCGGCGTGAGATCCGCCAATCCGAATCTCCCTTGAACGCGAAAAGCGCCCCTGACCCGGTGTTGGGTCCGAGGCGCATTCGCGCGTGCTGGATTATGTTTGGCGGTGTCGTGGGGCGCGACCCCTGCACCGCCCGGACGCGGGCTTGCCCGTTCGCTAGATCAGGCCCCTACGACCCAAGTGCTGGATTATGTCCTAGGTGCTACTTAATACCGTTTGTCCGCGAGCGCAAGCAAAATCTTTCGATCAGCCACACCACAAGCACAAACCCAAAGAACCCCCACACGACGGCACGGGCCACGTAGAGGACGTAGTAAATAGCGAAGCGCATTACGCAGCCTGTAGCAAGTGGTGGAGTAATTCGCCGATCGGTGACTGGCGGTACAGGTGCCGCTCTCTCGGCCTCACGGCGACCTGTATCCAGGCGGGTTCGGTGCCCGTAATCAGTTGGGTGTGCCAGAGGGCCGGGGGGAGCGTTGTTGCGAGCGAGGGCCAGCATCGCGAAATCAGATAGGCGGCCTCGCGTTCGCCCGCAACCGCAGCCAACCAGCCCCCGAAACAGTCCGGGGGGAGCGCAAGCGCCCACCATTCCATTTCACAGCGTCCCCGAGAATGCATACGTTCGACGTGGGTCGAGAGTTGCACCCGGCATGACTGGAAGGCCCGGCCCGATTGAAGGATGCTGTGAATGCAGTTCTTGCCGCACTGGGGGCAAGAGATAATGCCCCGCACGAGCCGGATGAGCCGGGGGGCGTAGAGCGCCAGTGTCGGCGAGGTCGGCATCACGCAGCACCAATCGCGCGCAATTCTTTCAACCATGCCTCGATCTGCTCGGGCGTGTTGTCTTTCCGGCCCGGCCCGAATCGGCACGACCAGCATACCAACACG